TTAGAATTAGCGGACCAGGCAACATCGCAATCAAACGGAGCTGACCATGTACGAGGATCTATCAGGCGGCTTCGAGTTCATCTCTGACACTGCTGCGCACACCGGCAGGTTTAGCAAGATCTATTTCAAAGAAGACACTGTGATTAGTGCGATCACTGTTAAGAATGCGACCGGCAACAGCTTGGCTAGCGAGACCTTTGTAGCCGACACAGAGATCTGTGGAATTATCACCAGCATCACGCTGACTAGTGGTGCCTGCCTCGCATATAACCTCTGATGGGCATTGCCTCTTCGCTGGTCAATGTCGCTGACAAGGTCATCACCAAGTTTGGTGGCGACGTAACAATCAGGTTCATCACACCTGGCACGTACAACACGACGACCGGCGAGGTGCGTGAAAGTACAAGTGACAGCGAGGTCAAAGGCATCCTTGAGGATGTGGTTAGCAGAGAGGCAAACGAGTTAATCCAAACCGGGGACAAGCGTTTGACGGTTGCCGCAAAAGACTTGGATTCAGCCCCCGAAACTAAAGACAGGGTGGTGATTAGCAGCATTGTCCATCAGGTCATCAGTGTCACAACGACTGAGCAGGAAAATACGGCTATCACATACGAGTTAATTCTGAGGGCATAGCAATGGCACGAGAGATCCCGCTAGATCAGATTGGGGATTACTACCGAGAAAGCGTCCGCAAACTCGTTGTCGCTACAACGCTTGAGGCAGAAGGGCGCTTAAAAGACAAAACCCCCGTTGTCACGGGAACACTTAGACGGGCTTGGATATCTGACCCTAAAAAAGGCGAGATCACAAACAATCTTGTCTACGCCGAGCCAGTCGTTTACGGAACCAACCTTCCCCCGTCTTGGGGAGGCGAATACAAGACACGGCAAAACACAATTCCTGGGTTCCCGGACTTGATTGCAAAAGAACTGGAGTCTTGGGCTAAGGATAGATTCCAAGACATCTTGAAGAGGTAAGCGATGGCAGCGGCAGATCTCAATACAATCAGAGCGACCATTGAAGGCAGGCTGACTACAGAACTAGCCGAAAGCCCTGTCGTGCCTGTCATCTTTCACAATATGTCTTTTGAACCCACGCCTAACAGCTCATGGGTTCAGTGTTTAACCAGCTTTGGTTCAAGCGAATACCTAGGCCAAGGGTCAACCTCAAGTGCTCAGAACCGGATTGTTGGTTTGGTTGTCTTCAACATATTTTCTGGGAAGGGCATAGGCCCTGGGGCCAATTACGTTATTGGAAAACGCATTCGTGACCTTTACAATAGGGTGAACGTGTCGGGGGTTTTCTTCGACGCCCCAATCGGTCCAGAGGCACTGGCTTCACCAGCACCCGAGGGCTACTTTCAAACACAGGTCCGTGTGACCTTTGAATCCATCGAGGAACTCTGACCATGGCCACCATCCGAGGTGAATCCGGTTCTGTCCAGTTTGAAACTGGTTCAGGCAGTCTTGCAGCAGTTGTGGGCACCCGAAGCTGGAGCCTGACAACTACAAAAGAAACGCTTGACACCAGCGTTCACGGCAACACCTTCCGTCAGTTTGTCGGCAGCATGATCAGCGGCTCCGGCACTGTTGAGCTGGTGTATGACCCAGACGCAACCGGACAGGCTGCTTTCATTGAGGATGTGATCAAAACCGGCGACACAGCAGATGCGTCGTTTGAGCTGTTCACAACTGGCAGTTCTTCGGGCTCAGATTCTGTTGCTTTTGGCGGAATCATCACCGATATGGAAATCAGTTCCACAGTTGGTGAGCTTGTGACTGTTAGCTGCAGCTTCATTACCAGCGGCACTATCACTTCCAACCTGGAATGAGGAGGCTATATTTAAGCGGCAAATGTGTTGCTTAAATGCCTGCTACTGAACGGACGGTTGATTTGCTGGTTGGGGCGTTTGACCTCAACCAGCGCCGCAAGTACGAACTAAAGAATCAAGCAGGCGACAAGATTGTTGATCTGTACTTCAAACCGATCACACGCGCTGACCGCAAGAAAGCTCAAAGCCTTGCCGGCACTGAAGAGGCATTGGTGATCAGCACGCAGATGCTTTGTCAGATGGCCGAGCTTGAGGACGGCTCAAAAGCTTTTGCTGCTGCTGATGCTGAAAAGCTGCAGCGCAAGTTGCCCGAGTCTGTGCTGAACGATGTTGAGCTGTTCTTGTTTGGCCTTGGCGATGAGGCTGCGCTTGACGACGTAAAAAACGACTGAAGCAGGACAAGTGGACTTACTTTGAGTTCTTCTTGGCCTGCGAACTTGGCATGACAGTCAGCCGGCTTCGCAACGAATTAACCGATGCGGAGCTGGTTCATTTTGCTGCTTACTTTGAGCTGAAGGCTGAACGAGAAGAGAAAGAAATGGATCGCGCAAAGCAGAGACGGAGGTAGCATTGGTGCACTGCTGAGTGGCTCGTGGCTGAATCCGTCCTCAGGTTTAGGGTTGAAACCAAAGACGCGAACGCCAAGATAAATCGCCTGGAGCAGCAGGTCAAAAAGCTTGAGGTTGCAGTTAAAGGCGCGGGTGGCTCTACAAAAGTTGCAGGGACTGGATTTAAGGCTTTTGGCAGTGGTGCGCAGGCGGCTGCTGTTGGTGCGCGTGGTTTAGGTGCTGCACTGAGCACAGCGTTGGGACCCCTGACTGCTGTGGTGGCAGGTGCTGCCAGCTTGGGGCAGGTCTTTGGTGTTTTGCGTCAGCAGGATTTTTCTGAAGCCAAGGTGCGTTCTTTAGGCGTTAACAGCAAAGAGCTGACAGCCCGACTTAAAGATGTGAGCGGTGAGCTGTCTGGCCAAGCGAGCGTTTTAGACCTGACGGCTGCTGCTTATGACGTGGCTTCTGCTGGTTTTACTGATGCAGCGGACGCATCGAAGATTTTGAAAGCGGCCAGCCAAGGTGCCACTGGCGGCTTCTCAGACATCAACACCGTTGGCGATGCAACAACGTCTGTCCTTAATGCTTACGGACTAGAAGCAGACAAGGCGGGCCGATTGGTTGATGGATTTATTCAAACTCAAAATGACGGCAAGATTGTCATCGGGGAATATGCCGCCAACATCGCAAAGGTTGCTCCTGTTGCCGCTGCGCTAGGTGTGCCGCTTGAGGAGGTCAACGCCGCGGTCGCGCAGATTACTGCGGGTGGTCAAGGCGCTGAGGTTACATTCACCGCTCTTAAGACGGCTTTCGCTCAGGTAGCGGCGGGCAAGGTTGGCAAAGAGTTTGAGGCGTTTGGCGTTCAAATCAACGCGTCAACTCTTAAAACTGACGGCTTGGCTGGCACGCTAGAGAAGATCAAAAAGTCGGGCGCAGATGCTGGCACTGTTATTAAAGCGTTTGGCACAGAAGCCGGCCCATCAATTCTGGCGCTGCTGAATGATACTGAAAAGTACAACAAGCTTCTAGAGAATCAGAAGGAGTCGCAAGGCGCGGCAGCAAAAGCAGCTTTTCAGGCGTCAGACACTATTGATGGGCAGCTAAAGCGTCTTACCACTGCCTTTCAAAATTTGTTCTCTGACCAGTCAGAGTTAGGTGTCATTATCAAAGAAACTTTCAAAGTGGCTGCGGTCACTGTTGAAGTTTTAGCTGTTGCAATCAACGGTGTTCTTTCGCCTGTAAGAGCACTGTTTGCCGCTGTAAATCAAATAGGAATTGCAATAGGCGAGGCGATTGGTGTTGATGCCACAGATGCGGCGTTCAATTTAGAGCAAGGTTTTCAAAACGTGTTGAAGATAATGCGAACAGTTCAAACCTTTGTTATTGGGCTTGGCGCACGGATTGGGCAAGTTTTAGGGAAAGTATTTGCATTCATCGCTAACGCTGGCAAGTCAGTTGCGCAGAGCTTGGTTGGAGTGTTTGCCGGCTTATTCAGCAAAATAACCCAAATTATTCAAGGGGCATACAACTTACTTCCGCCACCGATTAAAAACTTTATTGAGGGTAAAATCAAAGGAGCTGTAAGCAGAATCCAAAGTTTCGCGCAAGGCACTATGGACCTTGGCCAAGGCTTCACCGCAGGCATAAACATGCCAGGTGCAGGCCCTGCAGGTTTAGAAGATGCAGCAAATGCAATTTCACCTACAGGCGGCAAGCTTTCAAAAGCCGACAAAGCTAAAAAGGCAGCGCAAGACAAAGAAGCGCAACGCCTGCGAAAAATTGCAGAACAGCATGAGGCCACGAAAATTAAAATACAAGAACAAATAATGTTTGCGTCTGCTGTTAACGAGGAAGAAAGAAAACGGTTTGAACGTGTCGCTCAAATTGAGGAAATTTTAAGAAACAAAAAGGAACTTTCTGATGAGCAACTTCAGGCAGAGTTAGATCTTACTCATGAATTATTTAAACAACAAGATGCAACGCAGCAGTTAAAAGACGCAAATAAAGAACGTGCAGATGCTGCTAAGAAAGCGCAAGATGAAGAAAAGAAAAGAGCGGAAGAGTTGAAAGGTATTTATCAAGGCATCGCGGACACTATCGCGGATAGCTTTGTTGACGCTATTGAAGGTGCAGTGAACGGCACCAAATCACTTTCAGAGGTTGCGTCAGGTGTCTTGAATGATCTGGCTTCACAGTTGTTGCAGGTGGCAAAAAATCTGCTGTTTTTTGGAAACCTCAGCGGAACCCTGACAAAAGGCGGTGGCCTGCTTGGCAGCATATTTGGCGGGTTCATGGCTAGTGGTGGTACGGCAACGGGTGGCCGTTCTTTCATCGTGGGCGAGCGTGGCCCTGAGTTGTTTACGCCAGGCAGGACCGGCAGCATCACGCCAAACAATGCCCTAGGCGGTTCTAACATCGTTGTGAACGTCGATGCCTCTGGCTCAAGTGTTGAAGGCGATTCTGAACAAGCAGGACAGCTCGGCAAGATGCTCGGCGCTGCTGTTCAGGCAGAGCTAATTAAACAGAAACGTCCTGGAGGATTACTCGCGTAATGGCAACCTTTCCCTCAATCACGCCT